CCCATCTTTGATGAGGGAGATCAAAGACTACGGTGCGCCATTCGAACCACGTGGATATCAGTACGATGCGATCGTCCACGGTATAGAACAGAAGAGGGCGTTACTGTTATCCCCAACAGGGTCAGGTAAGTCTTTCATCATCTATAATCTGATGCGATGGGTTCAGGAACGAACCGAAGGTAAGACACTTATTATTGTTCCTACAACAAGTCTAGTAGAACAGATGTACAAAGACTTTGAAGACTATGGTTATGATGTACAGAATAATGTACACCGTATCTACTCTGGTAAGGAGAAGGTAACGGATAAAAGAATCATCGTCTCTACATGGCAGTCTATCTACAGATTTGGAGCAGAATGGTTCGAACAGTTTGACAGTGTGTTTGGTGACGAGGTACATCTATTTAAGGCGAAGTCACTTGCGACCATGATGGACAAGTGTGTGAATGCCTCTTATAGATGGGGTACGACTGGTACACTAGACGGCACAGAGACAAACAAATTAGTACTGGAAGGTTTATTCGGCCCCACATTCACGGTGACCACCACCGTAAAACTAATGGAGAGTCAAACCTTGGCAGAACTGGACATATCTGTCCTGTTACTGCGATACCATAATGACATCTGTGAAATGATGGCAGATAAATCTTATCAGGAAGAGATTGACTACATAGTTACTAACCCCGATAGATTACGGTTCGTCACGAATCTTGCCACATCTCAGGAGGGGAATACATTAGTCTTGTTCCAGTTTGTAGAGAAACACGGCAAGTTACTTTATGATCAAGTGAAAGAAGTGGCAGAGGATGGTCGGAAGGTGTTCTATGTGTCTGGAGAAGTAGACGCCACCGATCGTGAACAAATTAGAGGAATAGTAGAGGGACAGAAGAATGCAATTATTGTCGCAAGTCTTGGAACTTTTAGCACTGGTATTAATATTCGGAACTTGCATAATATCATTTTCGCTAGTCCTTCCAAGTCTCAGGTCAAAGTTCTTCAATCGATCGGACGAGGATTGAGAAAGTCTGATAACAATGCAACGACAAAATTATATGACATTGCGGATGACCTACATACTAAAGGTCATAAGAACTTTACATTAAAACACAGTGCGGAGAGAATCAAGATTTATACTAAAGAAGGATTCAAGTATAAGATCTATCCGATAAATTTGAAAGGGAAAAAGGATGAGTGAGTTAGACGTTTATTCAGTAAAACATCTAAAACTAGCTACAGGTGAAGAAGTACTTGCCGAAATCATCGAGGAAGATGATTACGATGTTATTCTAAGACGTGCTTTAAGGTTACATACAGATATTTCTGAAGACGGAGCGAGATTTCATTCTTTCCGAAACTTCATGACGTACCAAGATGATCCCGAAGTTTTTATTGTGTTGAAGGCAATACATATTGTTGCTGTAACTTATCCTGCTATGCAGATGTTAGAACAGTATAAAATGACCATTGAAGAAATGGAAAACATTGCAGATCATTCTGAAAGACGTGAAGCACAGAAAACTGCTGCTAGTATGTTAGATGAATTGGTCGATCAGATGAGCAATAAGAACGATGATGAAAGTGATAGTGATGAAAGTAACATTTTGAAGTTTCCAACCTTGCACTAAATTTACATGTACTGACTGGCAGAAGAGTGCTTCTATTATACAGTTCGGTGCAAGTTTTGTCAAGTCTTTTTTTAAATTATTTTATTAATTGACATGTACGTGAAAATATGTTATAATATGCATTAAACTAGGAGTGATGTATACAATGAAACCAAAAGAGAAACCCCATTACGTAAACAACGCCGACTTCTCACAGGCGGTGGTTACTTATGTCAGTCATGCACGTATGTGTAAGGAAGCGGGTAAGGATAAACCTGTTGTCCCCGATTATATTGCACAGTGCTTTCTGAAAATTTCAGAAGGGTTATCACACAAGGCGAACTTTGTTCGTTACACTTACCGTGAAGAGATGGTTATGGATGCAGTCGAGAATTGTCTGAAGGCAATCGAGAACTACAATCTAGAAGCAGCGACACGATCAGGTAAACCGAATGCATTTGCATACTTCACACAGATTACATGGTACGCATTCCTACGTAGAATCCAACGTGAGAAACGCCAACAAGATATCAAGATGAAGTATATCGCAGAAGCGGGCATCGAACAGTTCTTAGATCTATCTGAAGAGGATGCAGTAGGCGACTACAGTAATGTACTACCTTTTGTAGATCAGTTGAGACAACGTATTGATGTAGTAAAATCCGCAGACCAAGAGTTTAAACAGTACGCAAAGGAAGAGAAGAAACAACGTAAGAGACGGGCAGTAAACGTTGACTCGGATTTGACAGACCACTTCACTGGATAAAATACTTGACATTATACTGCCCACGTGGTATAATGTCGGATATATTTTACAATTACAGGTACATTATGAAAATAGCGATCCTAAACGATACGCATTGTGGTATTCGTAATTCATCTGACATCTTTATGGACTATCAAGAAAAGTTCTATAGGGATGTCTTCTTCCCATATCTAATCGAAAACGATATCAAACAGATCGTTCATCTGGGAGATTACTACGATAACCGTAAGACGATTAACTTCAAGGCACTGAAACACAACCGCAAAATCTTTCTAGAGAAGTTGCGTGAGTACGGTATCACAATGGATATCATTGTCGGTAACCACGATGTCTATTTCAAAAACACCAACGAACTGAACGCCCTCAAGGAATTGCAAGGTCACTACATGAATGAAGTGAATGTGATTCTGGAGAACACTGTCATGCGTTACGGTAAGATGGACATGGCACTAGTACCTTGGATTAATCCAGAGAACGAGAAGGATACACTTGAGTTCCTTGCCAACTGTAAGGCAGATGTTGTTGGCGCTCATTTAGAGTTAGATGGGTTCGAGATGTCTAAGGGTATTCCGTGTCACGGTGGTATGTCTATGCAACCGTTTCAAAGATTCGATCTGGTTCTGTCAGGACACTTCCACACTCGTTCGTCACAAGGCAACATTCATTATCTTGGTTCACAGATGGAGTTCTTCTGGTCTGATTGTGATGATAAGAAATACTTCCACGTTCTTGATACTGAAACAAGAGAGTTGACACCAGTTCATAATCCTGTTACAATACACGAGAAGATCTTCTACGATCATGAGAAGATGGGTGACTGGCAGTTCAAGGATATGCGATATCTTGACGAGAAGTTTGTTAAGATTATTGTCACTAATAAAGGCGACCCATACGAGTTTGAACGATTCGTAGACCGTGTACAGGCACAGAAGATTCACGAACTGAAGATTGCGGAAGACTTCAAAGAGTTTGGTGGTATGGCGGTGGACGATGACAACATACAGATTGACGATACCGTTACTCTGGTAAACACGTATGTTGATAATATTAATACGGATTTAAACAAAGATCGGATCAAAACAGAAATAAATTCTTTGATGAAAGAGGCGGAGAACGTAGAGGTTGCTTAAACACTATCGTGACAAGGGGTGGGTTCACTTAAAGAGTGTGCTACTCCCACGTGATGTGACTGCACTGAAGTATCATGGTCGTGTGGTCAGCGATATCAATCGAGATAGGATTGGTGAAGATGCGGTCTATGGTGTAGATAAACATTGGAATGGTGTGTGTTGTGCTGCGATGGAACGTAAACACTTGTGGTACTTTTATACGTCACCTTTCATGTATGACATTGTTAGTGAGTTACTGGAGACAAAGGAACCTTGGTTATATAATGACCAGTTGGTGTGGAAGTATCCAAATGATGGATTTAAGTTTGAACCACATTGTGACAGTAACGCAGGGAATTATCAGACAGCGAAGCATACGATCAACTGTCTTGTGTTTGTTGATGACGTTACCGAAGAGAACGGTGGTATCAGAATGCAGAACAATGACAACGGTAGATGGACAGAACTGTATCCTAAATCAGGAGATATAGTTTGTATAAATGGTGTAACTGTTCACGCATCAGAACCTAATGTGTCAGAAAAGGTTAGGGGCGCATACGCTTGTGTGTATAGTGCGGAGAAGTTACAGAAAGGTAAATTTTATCAAATGAGGTTTTACGATGAACGGAAAGAAGGCGAAACTAATGCGAAAGGCTGGTATCTCGAAAAAGAAAGACAAGAGAAATTATCAGGCGATGAGTCACCAGAATAAAGGTATGTTTGGAGACGTGGTTAAAGAGGTATCATCTAACGGTGGTAAGTTAGTCAATGCCAACTAAGAACGATGTAACTGGAGATAATATCCAGTCCAAAGCGCCCAGTAAAAAGTACATGGATAACTACGATGCGATCTTTGGTAAGAAGTCCGCAGTTGATGATGCAGCTGACGTACAGTCTAAGTTTGATAGTTGGACATGTGAGTGTGAAGTAGAGAAGACTACACTTGAAGTTGCGAAGGGTCAGTCCTGTAACTGGTGTGGAAAATATGAAGACGGCACTCTAGATTAGTGCTTGACATTAGATGATGAATGGTGTATAATACGTACCTATGATTAAATTTCAAAAACTCCGATTCAAGAACTTTCTATCTACTGGGAATACGTTCACCGAGATAGATTTTATTAATTCACCTACAACACTTGTGGTGGGGCATAACGGTGCAGGCAAGTCCACTATGCTGGACGCTCTCTCTTTCGGTCTGTTCGGTAAACCCCATCGCAAGATTTCTAAACCGCAACTGGTCAACTCTATCAATGGTAAGGGAACCATTGTTGAGGTAGAGTTCATGGTCGGTTCACAACAGTATAAGATTGTTCGTGGTATCAAACCAAACACCTTCGAGATATGGCAAGGTGGGAATATGATCAATCAGAACTCACACGCAAAAGAATACCAACAGGTTCTAGAGAAGAACATTCTGAAGTTGACTCACAAGAGTTTCCACCAGATTGTTGTTCTTGGATCAAGTTCTTTTGTACCGTTCATGCAGTTGTCTGGGGGTGCGAGACGTGAAGTGATCGAAGATCTACTTGACATCGGTGTGTTCTCTAAGATGAACGGCATTCTTAAAGAGAAGACGAGTCTACTCAAAGATCAGATTCGTGAGTGTGGTCATAATATAGAGATGGCGAAGACTAAGATCAACGCACAGAAGAAGTATCTACGTGATCTCAATGCCGTGAATACTGCATATCGTCAGGAGAAAGAAGAAAAGATCACTGAGATAAATGCGGAGATCACTGAGTTACAGGAACGTAATACCAAGCTCAGTGGAGACATCACGGAGAGACAACCTCCGTTAGAGGCAGACATTGCGAAACTAACTAAAGATCGTACTGCACTCAATTCCTATATGGCAACGTTCCGATCTCAGATAAAGGCAGTTGTGAAAGAGTCTAAGTTCTTTGAGGATAACGATATCTGTCCTACGTGCGATCAAGACATTGGTACTGATCTAAAGAATGAGAAGATCGAGAAGTCTAAATCACGTGCGAAGGAACTAAACGATGCGATGGTAGAGGCAGATAAAAGAGAGAAAGACTTCCAGTCTCTTTCCGAATCGTATGAAGCAATGATGGAAGCGGTACGTAACTGGCAGAACGAACTGAACAATAACAATCAGACGATCTCTCGTTTACAAAAGAACATCACGTCTATCCACAACGACCTGTCAAAGTCACAGGGGGAGACAGGCGATCTAGAGACTGCGAACCGTGAACTAGAAACTCTACGTGAAGAAGAGTTATCATTGACGGAAACCAAATACAAGTTAAACGAACAGTTCTCGTACAACCAAGTAAATGCAGAACTGCTAAAGGATACTGGTATCAAGACCAAGATTATCAAACAGTACATTCCTGTTATTAATCAGTTGACCAACCAGTACCTACAGACACTTGACTTCTTCGTACACTTTGATCTAGACGAGTCTTTCCAAGAGACTATCCGTTCACGTCACCGTGATGCCTTTACGTACGACTCATTCTCTGAGGGTGAGAAACAACGTATCGATTTGTCCCTACTATTTACATGGAGACAGATTGCGAAGATGAAGAACTCTGTTGCTACCAACCTGTTGATCCTTGATGAGACGTTTGACTCATCCTTGGACGATGATGGGGTAGATAACTTGATGAAGATCATTAACAGTCTGGGTGAAGATACTCATGTGTTTGTGATCTCACATAAAGGCGAACTAGAAGATGCGGCCTTCGAGAGACGTATCGAATTCGTCAAGGAGAAAAACTTCTCGAAAATGAAAGAGGCAGCTTGACAATCATGTCTGTCTATGTTATAATATGCAACACAACCGATCAACTTAGGTAATTATTATGGAACTATCCGATAAAACATTAAATGTACTCAAGAATTATGCGAGTATCAATCCAAACATTGTCTTCCAAGAAGGCAATCAACTAAAGACTATTTCAGTTGCCCGTAATGTGATGTCTCAGACTTCACTTGAGGAAGTAATGCCTTCTCAGTTTGGTATCTATGACCTCAACGAGTTTCTGTCAGTCTTGTCTCTAGTAGATAGACCACATCTTACATTCTCTGAAGATTATGTAACCGTGGGAGATTCTACTGGTCGTAGTAAGATCAAGTACTTCTTCTCTGATCCTGATATGTTGACTGCTCCTAACAAGGACATCATCATGCCAGAAGCGGACGTTAGTTTTGTACTAGATATAGACACATTGAGTAAAGTTAAACGTGCCGCCTCTGTACTTGGACACAGCGAGATATCGATCACACCATCAAATGGTTCGGTACAACTCGCAGTTGTTGATAGTAAAGATGCAACGTCTAATGTGTTCTCTATTGACGTAGAAGGTTCTTACCCAGAAGATGCAGACTTCGCATTTGTTCTGAATGTAAATAACCTGAAAGTCGTGAACGAAGACTTCGATGTGAATATCAGTAAGAAACTGATCTCGCAGTTCAAGTCAAAACAATCTAACCTAGAGTACTTTATTGCACTCGAAAAAACTTCTAAGTATGGAGCA